CTATCCTGCCGATGATCTAACTGCGTGGGGCATGGGTGGGGCAAAGTCAGATAATTTCTGGTTCAGAAGGGCGATCTGTTCAGAGTTGTTATCCGACATCCAGGCACCATAAACCTGATAAACCATCTGCGCATTTGCATGACCCATCTGACTGGCGATAAAGTTAGGATTAGCTCCAGCTGTAAGTGACCAGCATGCATATGTGTGACGCGACTGATAAGCTTTGCGATGTCTGAGGCCGGCACGCTTCATCACCTTATCCCAAATCTTATTGATCGAACCTACCGAGTAATGGCCCGCAACTGAATTCCGCGTGGTCATACTCGGGTTGAACACGAAGGTGCATGGATGTATTTCAGATCTCCCGTACTCCCTCATCTTCACTTCTATTTCATACTGTCTACCGACACGACTGTATAGCGCCTGACTTTTCAGTACATCAACAGCTGGCCCTATGAGGTGGATAACCCTGTCAGTACCTGCATCCGTCTTGGGGAGGGTAAACTCCTTCACCACGGTGTGATTCCTTCTCACCGTTATGGTGCCAGCAGTAAGGTCGATGTCCTCCCATGCCAGGCCACAGAGTTCTCCATGTCGCATGCCGGTATAAACAGCCAGTGACCAGAAGTTCTTAATCTGATCGTGATGGCATGCATCAACGAACCTCAGGAACTCATCCCTCGTTAGTGGGTCTGGCTCAGACCTCGAACGCTTGAGCGCAGTTATCCCATGGAAGGGATTCTTCTGGATGTAGCCACTTGCCATGCCGAACTGGAACATGCCATGGATAATCTTCATGTAGCTGTTTACTGTCGGTACACTCCGGCCCTTCACTGGCGACTTCTGCCAGCGCTTCATATCCTGATAACCGGTCAGCAATTCCTTTCTGATTAGCAGCAAATCCTCGTAAGTGACAGCTGAAGCCAGCTTGTTCTCACCCATCCTCGGAAGCATGCACTTGATGATGGATTTATATCTGTCGAGCGTGTTGTTAGATATCTCCATCGTCTTAAGGTCGATCCACCTTTTGCACAGCTCACCGACTGTAATCTGCCTCATCTCTTCACCAAAGCGAGACAGGTTAGGCGAATCCGGGAAGCGGGCAGGGTAGTCGAAATTTCCTGTCTTTATTTCATAGCAGACTGATGACCTGAGCTCGCCGGCCGTCTTTCTGTTTTTGGGCGTGTCCGGCACCCCAAGGTTTTCCCTAACCCTTGTTCCTTTGTACATAAACCATATGCGGATGCTCCCGCCATGGTTTTCAACGCCTGTTGGATAGGCTGACTTCGCCATATTTCCTCCTGCGTCCAAGAGCGCCATAAGCTTAACCCTTTAAGGCAATCTGAACACCAGGCTGTTTACTTGCCTGTCGCTCGATCCATTCATTGATAGCCTCGCGGTTATACAGGCATTCACTGTTCGGCTTCGGCTCACCGTCTGGTGAAAAATGAATGTACTCGCGTCCCTGCATCCATGACTCTCGACGGGCGCGGCTTATGGTGCCGGGGCGCAGGCCAGTAACGGCGATCAGCTTTTCCTCGGATAGCCATTTGTTAGGCATCAACAGAATAACTTCACTCATGGTTTCCTCCGGGCAAAAAGAAGCCGGCACAGTGGCCGGCAAGACATCAAGGGAAATGAGTAGGTTTTAAAGGTGCTCAGCATCCAACAGGAGACCCAGTGAATCGCACCTCGCTCAAGCGGTTTGCAAATTAATAAAATACTGAGGGTGGATTTCTGTAAATATAATGATATGCCTCCATCGATAAGTTAAGAGCTTTATCTCACTCTGATATGAGTTTAAAGTATCTACGACTTTGAACTACACTAACAATGAAGCAGCCAACAAAAAACAATAGGCTCATATCTTCTGCGTCGTGCCTTCCAAAAAGTGATGCGGCAATAATATTAACTATTAAACACGTAAGGAATAAATATAAAATGAAATATATTACAGCCATTATTCTGCATAATGTTTTATTTGAGCTAATATCAAATAGTTTCGCGATACGATATGTTAGTGGGGAAAAAAGCATTGCAATAAAGCCTGCTATTGTTACCATTAAAACCATAGCAATTGCCATAAGTGGCGCTTTACTTGCGTGATAATAACTTGATTGCATCAAAATTAATGTCCCAGTAATAGCGGCTACTATTGAGCCTGCGATTAACTGTTTAGTGCCCTCAAACATCCTAAATATTGATTCTTCTGTAATCTTCACGGTAAAGTCCATCTTCAACAATAAAAGCAGGAGTATAACAGTTAACGGATTATATTCAACTTTGTTAATTTTCAGTTTATACTGTTAGTGATTCATCGAGAATATATTGTATGTCTCCATAAGTGATTGGTTGATGATAGTCTTTCCACGCTGAGCATAGTACTAAGCACAAGCTTGCGAGGGATAAATAACAATATTAGCTAATAATTATATATTACCTTTTTTGTTTCCCCTTTAACTCAATAATTCTTTGGCATTCCGCACACGTCTGGCAGCCGGGAACGGCAGCGCGCCGCAGCTCAGGTATGCCCTCTCCGCAATCTTCACAATGCTCAGCTGATACTGCGTTTCTGTCGATGCGGTGAGCGGAAAGGGCAGCGTTACGCTGAAGTTCTTCAATCTCTGCTGCGGTATCGATGATGTCCATAGTCAATGCTCCCGGAACTGTCGGTTAATTCGGTTGAAGGTGAACGCCACCAATAAAAAAGGCCGCTTTAGCGACCTGGTGATTCGGTGGAGTAGGGTCATGCCGCCTCGCGCCTGCTGCTATACTCCTCATCCAGTCTCTGCGCCTTAAGCGGATTGCAGATAACTTCACCCCATGGCATAAGCCAGCCGTTAGTTCCGACTATGAATGTAAGTCGGATGCCATTAACTACTATGTCGTCGTGAGCATGTTTCATATCGCCGACTCCAGCTCGTCGAAGTAGAGGCCGGCTTTGATGAAGCCAGCTCGCTTAGATGCCTTATCGATGCATGCCTGTCGCTTGTCCGGGTCAACGTTGAGCAGCGTCTGACGTGTGAACACCTGAGACCTGCCGCGCGGCACCACCACCTTGGCCTTCTTCTCAACCTGATAGATACGGTCTCGCGCGCCGTCATCACGGATAAACCACTCAGTGGCAGAGATGCTCACGACTTTCCCGACACCGATGTATTTGCCGACAACCTTGTTAAATTCACCGATTGAGTAACCAAAAATCGCGCACAGCTCCGTACCGGTTAATGGGCCCTTAGATAGCTGCCATACCATGCGCTCTTTGAGGCCTGTGAACTTACCGACCCTGCCGGGTCGGCGATAGAAGGGGAGTTTTTTCATGATGACTCACTTAATTATCAGCGCAGGCTTGCCTAATTTAATTACGGCGCCAGGCACATCAACGCCAGCTTCAAGTTGGTGCTTGATTGCCAGCTTGTCAGGCTTGATGACGGTGTCGTATTCGACGAACTGGGGTGGGAGAGAAGAGGCGTCGATAATGTCTACCGACTTCGAAGGTGCACGTACCGTTACCTGATGGATACCCGCCTTAAGTGATTTTTTCCCAGCGGTTTCGAGGGAAGTGGCAACATACTCCTTCATGCTCGCCACGCGGTTCTCTGCTGCTTTAGCTCGTTCAGCAAGGCGCTTACTCTCTTCCTTCAGCGCCTCTGAATAAGCGGATTCGTTTTTGCAAATAGCAAGAATCTGCTCAACCTTTGCTTCCAACTCCCACTGAATGCCATCGAGGGTGTCGGCTATCATTTCCGGCTCCATGCCGGAATCAGTCAGCTTGGCGAAATCATTCGCGATTTGATAAAGGGCTGTCATTGAGTAACCTCGTCAAACTTCATTTTGCATTCGCTATAAATGGCCTGAACGTTCTGCTGCAGCTTCATGCCTGCTGTCATCTTGTATGCCGACTGGAAGTGAATTTTCAGATCGTGCATGGTTTGAGCGCGCTCCATCTCATCACACAGAGCCGATACCCTTTCATGCAATTCCTGCTTTCGCTGTTCTTCCGAAAGGATTACTTCGCTTTCTGGCGTATGAGCCATAACTGGCTCCTGATGAATTCCCTCATCTTCATTGATGACGTGGATTGCGTTATCCAGGCGTTCTGCGCGGGGCCAGTACTTGCTGGCTCTCTTAACGATGGTCTTCCGCGCCATCTCCTCCCAGAAGTTCTTCCAGGGGCCATTCTTGGCTTTGCTGGTTGCTTCGGTAGCCTTAATCTCTGCCAGGCTCATCTCTTCCGTCAGATAATCACCATCTGGGGTTTTCACCGTGCAGTAGCCGCCAACCACCTCGCCGCGGTCCCCGAAGGCGTTATATTTGTGAGTAGGCGCAGTATCGAGTCCGTTCGATTCGTATGTGTCGTTTGAGTAGACCAGCTTGCACTGGCCCCACTTGATTGATCCGGTAGCCTGAGCCAGATGAAGAAGGCCCATATAGCTGATATCGAGACAAACCATGCCATCACGAGGAACCAAATAGGCCAGTTTGCTTGCCGGGTTGAGCGTGATGCCGATTGCCGCCACGTTGATGATTGCGTTCTGTGCACTGATGGGGTTGTTGATTGCCGTCTTCGCCAGGAAGTCATTTTTCTGGAAGAGCTGAATGGCAAACTGGCTTTCTTTAGCCCAGGTAATACTCTGGTCAGTAAGAGCGCCGCAAAATAGCGGCTCTTGCTGACGCACGAATTCGATAATGTTGGCGCTCATAAATGAACCTTGTTGAATCAGAAAGGGCAGGCGGGATAAAGGCGATCCCATTCTTTCTCTGCGCGGATATAAGCGATGGCGGACACATAGTCGTTATAGGCCTCTTTGGCCTCGTCACCATGCATCGCTGAAAGTGCCTCGCGAGGTAACGTGAAGCACCCCATGCGCGTCGGTTCATCCGGGAACAGCGCTATAATTTCCTGCGCCCGGTTATCAATCCACGCGTCGCGCTCAACAGTCGCCTGGTGATTGCTCCAGCCCTGTGCTTCGATGTGTTCCTGAACGAGATATGCAGACATGCATCCTCCTGAATTTGAATGTGCAGAGGCCGCCGCGTAATGGCTGCCGGTGTTAAATTGGGGTAGGGGATTACTTGCCGAGGGCTTTGGAGATGGCTGACGTGGCAAGCATCAAGGGATGCTCTTTATCGCAATCTTCAGGTGAGACGCAGCAAACATCTTCCACGTAATCACGCAATTGACGCAGCGCATCAAACATCTCTGGCGCGGCCTGTATGAGCCTTTTATCGGCATCGTTAAATGTCCATCCATCCCCACCGACAATGACCGAGTTATTGCAAAGGACTTTATCTTCCCAGTGCCATGGTCCCGGCTTAAATTTTGGTCCTTCCATCATCATCTCCTCAATGACTTAACCCGTTCCCACGCCCATCGAGATAGACGACGACAAGCAGCTCTTTTGTGTATGTGCGTTCAACGCCGCGATGCAGAAACAGCTTGCCGCGTGAGTTAGCCGACGCAGTCCAGACGCTGTCTTTGTGCTTAACGAGCATTCCGGGCTGAACAGCGCCGCGATTGACTTCCTGTGTGCCGTAATGGTGAGCTGTCATGCCGCTTTCTCCACGAGGTGAGCGAATCCGGCCAAAATCATCTGCTGGCGATTCAGTGTTAGCTTGCTGCGGGGTGCATCAACTTCTACCAGCTGCCACTGATAGCCAGAAGCTAATGCGGTGACGGTGTACTGCTTGCCGTTGTGGGTGACTGTCATGATGCCTCCCGGGCGCGGAGCATTGCGTCAGCAATTTTATATGCGTGGTTAGCGAACAATTCCGGACTATGACCTACGTCGACAATTGCTTGCATAGCTTTAGCTGCGAAGTAATCACGAAGCGTCATGCCGGGGTCTGAGTAGTCTTTAAAGTGATTGGCTTCAATCGTAGGGAATGCCGGTTTTGTATGGTCGTTTTCCATAATCATCTCCTGCGCTTAGGCCGCGCCGCCGAACGTTGATAAAACCTGACATCGCGCTCTTGCGATAATGCGGTGGATAGCCGCGTCATAACTGAGGCATCTCCGTGAAGACGCCTGAGGTATGGGCGATAAAAAACCCGCCGGAGCGGGTCTATTTGATTAGTGAGGCTGCGTATTCAAGGAGGTACAATTTCGGCGCAAGCCAGATTTTTAGCCACGTCATCTTTGTTACTACGCCAATAACCCATACCGCCCAAATACAAAGTACTGCGGCTCCTGGAGCTATCAGGAAGCTAAGCTCTCCTTTGCTGTCCCATACCATAGTGGGGCTGTACTTTGGATTACCCCTGTCCCATGAATATCCTTCGTTGCTGAACTTGCCTATTTCAACTTTTTGGAACTGTCTCTTCACAAACCATAAAATCAGAGGAATAGTTGAAATGGCTATCAACGTCATTATCAGGCTATGCACCATGTTCCAAACCAGTAACTGATTAACAACATCAGGTATTTGCGCCTGGCTAAAGGAAACAGCCGCGTCGATTCCGTTAGCGGCTTTTTGTAGTAGCTCAATGAGTATTTTGTTTGCCTGTTCGTTCATTTTTACCCTCTGCAGTTACCCGCAAAAAAAGGCCGCCTAAGCGACCTGTTTGACCGACCGAATTGTTGTCCACGACACCGAATGTTCTGCCGTCAACTTGAAGTGGCGCTCGCACTCGTGGCATTGATGCTCTTCCTGGCGGGCGTCGTATAATTCATCGGTGGTTATTTCTACCTTACACCACGGGCAGCGAGCTTCGTTTTCGTGCCAGAAATCCATCTCATCATATTCATCGTCAGGAATAATCCTCGCCTCCGCTTCTGCGAGTCGCGCACTATCAAGCTGCTCCTGGCAATCATTGCAGCGCCATCCGCCACTACTCCCCCAAACGGCACCACTGGTAGATTTCGCTGCATGCTCTCTATCAGAGCCACAATCAACACAGACGTCATGCTTATCGCAGCGAACATACGCCCATTCTTTTGGGGTGCCATTGCAATGGTCGCAGCCTTCAACCCAGTGCCAAACCCCATCAATTTCCTTTGAATACCAGCTCTTTTCTGGGGGAGTGATTTCAAAATCGCATTCCTGGATGCATTTCCCACCCTGGATAATTCGCTTTCCGAACATCTGAGTGCTGCCACTTCTGACGCGCTCAATCCCCGAGAAGAGGCGAGGATCGTTTATGACGCCCCGGATAATCTCTCCATCAATTCGTTTGTCCATTGCCTCACCTCAATAAGTTGGTCCCCACCAGGAACCATTTTCATCTATCCATTCACACCACTGGTCAACGGTCCATTTAGATGAATCGGCATCAGGAACGCGGCATGAGTAAAGCCCCTCCCTGTAAAGTCGGCGCTTAGTTTTTTTCAGCATATTGCCCTCAATAAGTTGTTATTAACGCGCTGTGAAATGCTTTGGTCGGTGTGGGCGGTAACCAGCCGCATGAGCTTGGCCCTCTTCACGATTAGGCCGTACTCACTGACCACACCCCAAAACATTCCTTGTAAACCCCCGACTACGCCGGGGGAGTACATCGCAGGTGCTTCATCGAAACACCGCGCCGACCAGATCGATTTAAATTTTCTGAGTTTGTAAGCTCTGCCGTCGCATATGCTCTCCTTGGTTGTTGGTTGATTTGCCGGGTGGCACTCGTAAATGCCACCTGGTAAATCGCTTGTGAGCAGCATTGCCGTTCATCCTGAACCCGCCGCGCTCCCGACGCATGGTTTACTGTCGCGCCGTTCGACTGACCGAATCTCAACTTCGCCGCTGGCTAACTTCGCTCAGCTGTCGATGTGTTGTCTCGATGGGTTCATAATAGACATGCGTATTATTTATAGCAATACGTATTGATATAATTTAATAGCAATTGTTATTAAGTTAATGTTTTTGTGGAATATTTAATTTTGTAAATAGCGGTGCTAATCTGAGGTAAATCACATTGGAGGCTATGAAATGAACGATGAAGAAGCTGGACTGATTCTCAATGCTATAGGGATGGCTGTGGTGGATTTAGTTGCCTCTCAGGTGCCGATCACCAAAGACAACATAGTGGAGCGGCTGGAGCGCAACCGTAAGGCTACAGGCAATGTGATAGGGAAGGGCGCTAACAGGGATGCGGCAGAACTTGTGAGGAAGGGGCAATAAAAACCCGGCGCGGTGGCCGGGAGATTAATCAAATGCAATTTACTACGGCATTGACATCCGTCTCTAAGGCATCTATCTGAGCTTTATTGGCTTGAGTCGCCATGCCGTAGATTGTGTAGCTTTTATGCTGAAGAGTGCTTAAAGGGCATCCTTCGTGGTTTATTATTGCTGCAAGTGTGTTCCCGTCTTTCACGTGCTTAACGCGGTCATCGAGCTGATCATCTGTAAATAGATGAGGATGAGTTTTGAGTAATTCTGTTGTTATTCTTTTAATTTCTTCTGCATGTGATTTAAACGCCTTAGCAGCATCACTTTCATTAGTTCGTGAACGATTCTGGACGAAAAGATGCAGCCTTGGGAATTCGATTTTACTTTGTTTAGCTTCTTTATTGAAATCTAGGAACATTTCATCTTGCTCTGAACTATCGATAGAAACGCCATATATCAATTTAACTAAGTTTTTTATTCCTCGAATAGATGCTGCATCTGCTGTGCAAGGGATGATGACTCTATTAGAGGCGACAACACCCAGCTCAGTGTAGCTCGCAAAGCTTGGATTGCAGTCAATAAAGAATGTTTTGGGTCTGTCTGATATTGCTTTATCCGCTTCAAAAGAGGCGATGAGATCGATCAAGAGAGACCTGCTTTTTTTCCAAGCTTCTTTTACAGGTGATGACCCTATATGAGCAATCAGCCTTGAGCAGATATCAAGGTCAACGTCACCGGGCAACAAATATAAGTTTTTGGGCATTTTAGGATTAACTGAATCAGCTTTTACAAAGTAGGATGATTCGTTACCTAAACGAGAAAGCGGGGAATTACTAAATCTTTCTTTTATATAGCCAGCAATCGTAGTATTCCTTTCCCGAAGTTGGTTTAAGTTCTCCTCACCAACACCGTTACCACCTAAGATAATTTCAGAAACGTTGGATTGCGGGCACGCATCAATGACGACAACATCTTCGTGGTCGTGAGTGATGGCATATTCAACGGCGAGGTTATAAGTTAAAAAAGTTTTCCCGACGCCGCCCTTGTTGTTCCAAATTAAATATTTCTTATTTGTATCAATCATATCATTCGCAACTTCTGAGTTACTCGACATCATAATCTTATCCTAAGTATACTATATTTAAGAATATTTTGACTTCAAAATTACATTCCTAGCCCGATATGATATCAATCGGCGTGTAGCAACTATGCTCCATTCAAAGCATCTGGCCGATCAAACCACCCGCAGATTCGGCCCTAACCAAAGCGCTTATAAGCGATGGTCTGCTTAATCAGAACCTTCGCCATGATATGGAACCTTTCCATGTCGCCATCCTCGATGTACCACTCCTTGTAGCGATCGTTGTCTGACAGCACCAGAAGCTTGTCTTTGTGCATTTGCAGGCGCTTAACGTGGAGAGTGTTACCAAACACGAATACGTAGATACCGTCGCCGTCGAAGCCGCGAATGCTCACGTTAACGAATATCTCATCGCCCGGGTCGATTGTGCCTTCCATGCTGTCGCCACGCACGGTGATGACCTTCACTGACGATGCCGGTATAGATCCGAAGAGGGCGCGACCTTTCTCAGGCGTGTACTCAATGGCGCGAATGGTCTCGATGAAATCGTTAGAGAGCATAGTTCCCGGCCCCGCGCTGGCTTGAACATCAAGTACGTCTACACGATATGAATTGGCTGACTGTTTCTGCGCGACGGGTTCAACATCTTGATCACCGTTCCTCATCGCTCCCTCACCAGTTGAAAGCCACTCAACCCTTACATTAAGGGCGTTAGCTATCTCCACAATCTTTGTCGAGCCCCTGGCATTGCCGTTAGCCAATCTCCAGATAGTAGGTTGAGCAACGCCGGACGCCTTAGCTAAAGCGCCTTGAGTCATTCCGCACTGAGACATCGCGTAGTTTAAGCGATCTGCAAGATTTTCAATTTTCATGGTTTTTAATCTATACGCATGCGTATTACTGGTCAAAACACGTTTTGCTATTGCCAATATCAATACGCATTGCTATTATCCCTATACACCAATACGCAAAGGAATTGGATATGACCAACAAAGTAATCCAGCGAGCAGTCAACATCGCTGGCAGCCAGAAGAAGCTGGCCGACCTCTGCGGTGTTGCTCAGCCAACCGTGTGGCGATGGCTTCACGGAGGTGGAATTGACGCTCGGTACGTAATGCCGATCGTCAATGCAACAGGCGGGAAAGTTAAGGCCGCCGAAATCCGCCCGGACCTGGCAGGGCTACTGCAGGCCAGTTGATTAAACGCTCTTTAACAATCTGGAACCCAATTAAAGCGACGGTAAATCGTTGAATTTAATCCGATATGGGAATTCCCATATCGACGATTACCGTCAAAACCCAATTTAACTAACAGGAATTTATCAAGTGGAGAACACAACAACACGAAACAAGAATCAGGCCCGAAAAATTGAGTCTTGGATTCTGAATCAGATCGCAATGAAAGGCGCCTCGAACGTAGCGAAGGCGATCGGGATGGATAAGTCAGGCATCACACGCTGGAAAGCAGACATGCTTCCGAAGTTTTCAATGCTGCTCGCGGTACTGGAGTGGGGTGTGGTGGATGACGATATGGCGCGGCTCGCTCAGGAAGTAGCGGCAATCCTAAAAAATGAAAAACCCCAAACGAGCGGCAACTCGTTCAGGGCTTAAGACACTGTGTTACGCCAACAAGTATCAGGAGTTAATTATGCCTAAGAACAAGCGTTTTTACCAGGACGAAGTTCATAAGAACGTTATCCGCGGTCGGTTCCTCCGCTCGGTAAGCCCGGTCACGTTTGAAAAGCTGCGTGACCTCCTGAACCAGCACAAAGGCAAGAAGGAGTCAGATCGTGAGTAACGTAGCTTATGACAACGTCACACCATTAAGGCCTCACCTGGAGGTCGTGGAGCGTCAAGTGGCCGATCTCGATGATGGCTATACCCGCATCGCTAATGAGCTGCTGGAAGCGGTTATGGCTGCCGATTTGACGGCTCGCCAGCTGAAGGTTGCTCTGGCGGTGATCCGCAAGACATACGGATTTGGCAAAAAGATGGACCGCATTACCAATACTCAAATCGCACAGATGACCGGTATTCACCACACGCATGTCTGCAAGGCTAAAAACGACATGATTGCGATGCATATCGTTGTTTCATCAGCAAATCAGATCGGTATTAATAAGGTGATTTCTGAGTGGGATTTAAGCATTAGCCGAAACAGCGAAACATTAGCCAAGTCAGCTAATGAAAGTTTAGCCAAAGCAGCTAACGGACATAAGCCAAGTCAGCTAAACACAAAAGAAACTATTCAAAAGAAAGAAATTAACACCCCCTTACCCCCTTCGGAGGTAAGCGAGCGGGATGATAAAAAATCTTCTCGCAGTAAACCTACCCCCTACGAAGCCGTGTTGCAGTGTTACAACGAACTGGCTGAAGGAAAACTACCTCTCGCAGAATCACTGAATACCAAGCGCAAGCGCGACATCAAGCGTCTGTTGAGCGAACTGAAAGAGCCAACCGTTGAAGCAGCATCGCTGTACTTCGAAGCGTTCTTCAGCACTGCCAGACAGTTTTACTTCGGCGATAACGACCGGGGCTGGAGAGCGAGTTTTGATTACCTGCTCCGATCCGACACTCTCATGAAGACCAGAGAGGGTGCGCTATGACTGACATAGTAAACCCAGTCCCGCAAAGCCTTGAAGCAGAGCAAAGCGTTCTCGGCGGCCTGATGCTGGACGACGACAGCAGCTCACGCGTTCAGCAGGTGCTGGCAATCCTCAAGCCTGAATCGTTCTACAGCCGCGCTCACCAGGTGATTTACACCGAAATGCGAGCGATGTACCGCGACCAGAAACCTGTAGACCTGCTGACGCTGTTCGATGCACTGGAAAACAAATCACTCACCGATTCTGTTGGCGGATTTGCATACCTCGCTGAGCTTTCCAAAAACACGCCCAGCGCTGCAAACATCGTCGCGTATGCCTACCGGGTCCGTGAAACCGCAATGGAGCGCTACGGCATCCAGCGCCTGACGGAAGCGACCGAACTGCTTTACGCCCGGAACGGAATGAGCGCCACCGAGAAGTACGAAGCGGTACAGGCCATCTTCACCCAGATGACTGACCACGCTAAGACCGGTAGCCGCCGTGGCGCACGTCCGCTCATGGACGTCATGGAAGACTGGCTGGTTGAGCTGGAAGGACGCTTTGACCCTCAGCAGAAATCGCGAGGCCTTTCCACTGGCATTCAGTCACTCGATGACATGCTTGAACCGAAAGGCCTGGTACGCGGATCGCTTCTGGTTATCGGCGCTCGGCCAAAAATGGGCAAGAGTACGCTGTACAGCCAGCTGGCAATCAACTGCGCGATGAAAGAAGAATTGCCGGCCATTATGTTCAGCCTGGAAATGCCTGATAAGCAGATTTTCGAACGCATGATAGGCCAGCTTTCTGGCTGCAACACGGACATCTTCTACCGTGGCGCAGACAGTCAGGATGAGTTTGCTCATGCAAACGCCCGGGCGCTTCAGATGGCTGAATCCGGCAACCTTTTCATCGACGACACCCCGGGTGCGTCACTCTCTCACATCATCTCTGAAGCCCGCCGCATCAAGCGAGAGAAGGGAAAAGTAGGCATGGTTCTCGTTGATTACCTGACGCTGATGAGCGCCGAGAAAGCCGACCGTAACGACCTGGCTTATGGGCTTATCACAAAAGGCCTCAAGAACCTCGCTAAAGAGCTGGACTGCGTTGTGGTGCTGCTTACTCAGCTCAACCGTGAACTGGAGAAGCGACAGAACAAACGCCCGCTTCCCAGCGACTCACGCGATACAGGGCAGATAGAGCAGGACTGCGATTACTGGATAGGCATTTACCGCGAAGGCGCATACGACGAAAACGCCAACCAGAGCGAAACGGAATTATTGCTACGCCTCAACCGGCACGGTCACTCCGGTGTCGTGTACTGCGAGCAGCGTAACGGCGCTATTTACGACACTGACCAGGCTCAGGCGCGTTCGAGAGCGATCGAGAGAGAAAGTAAGCCCAAGCAAAAAGGAGGCTTCTGATGACAGGCAGACAAGCAATCATGCTGTGGATGAAAAATCACAGCACATTCCGGACTAAAGAGGTCGCCGACGCAATGGGTGTGGAACGCAGCATCGTAACGTCAGCTGCACAGCGCATGACCAGAGAAGGTGAAACAGTCGTTGTTCACCGCAAATGGCATGACAACACCTACCGCCTGACCACCGATGAAGAGCGAGCAAAGTTTGGCCCGCTAACCGGCATCAACGTTATCTGCGCTGAGTGCCGTAACAGTCCGGTGATGAAACGAATATTAACGGTATACGGGAGAGCATCAGCATGAGTCGTCACATTGAGATTTCAAATGCTGCACTGGTATTCACCGATGCATCAACAGGCCAGGGCTATATCCGCACATTGAATGAATGGGAGGCAAAACTGGTATCTGCTCAACTCGCAGCGCTGGACGATGGTGAGCTTAACGCCATCCCTGTGCAGCCGGTAGAAATAAAACGCATGGGGGCCAAGCAATGAGCGAACTAAAGCCGGGAAATGTTTATATAGAAGTTTCACACAACCAGTTGGGTGGCCTATCACTTTGCGTCAGCAATGATTCCGGTGGTTATCGCATCGCCGGTGCGAAGGTTGGTGGCTGCGAGACATTGGAATCATTCGAGGTAGACGCAGAAGAACTTATCGCTCAGATTCGCGAGCATATGGCGGAGAGTGCAGCATGAGCATCGACAAAAAGGCGCTACGAGATGTGGCGGAGAAGGCAACTGGAGCGCATGACCGTCTCAGCGTTATGCCAGCAGACGATATATTCGATATTTCACAGCATGAAGGCACTCAGCTTGATGCAGACATCGCCGCCGTTAACGTGTTTAACGAAGCCGCCAACCCCGATGCCGTGCTGGCGATGCTGGATGAGCTGGAAGCCAAAGAGAAGCGCATCGCAGAGTTGGAGGTGAAGCTCGAAACAGCCGACAAATTGCAAGACAGCGCGTTTCGTCATGGTCTTCAGCATGGCTTCAGTTTAGGGCAAACAGATAATCAGTCTGGATTCGAGCAAGCCATCCAGGCGTATGGGCGGCAGTGGAAAGGAGAGTGAGTATGAAATACGAAATCCCGGAATCAGAAGATATTGAATGGCAGCAGGATATGCTCCGTGAAATAGACAGCTCCCTTGACGTCTTGCGTGATGAGCATGAGCACGCAGTGGTGGTGGAAGAAATCATCAATGATATCACCGCGAGAATAGCATCACTCCGCGCCTACTCTGGATACTGAGGACTAACCCATGACCAAATTCACCAAAGAGCGTCTTGAAGAAATTCATGCCGAATATTCCAGACCAAATCACAGTAAATCCTTCAGCGTGAAGGACGTCGAAATTGCAGAAATGGCCCGCCGCCTGCTTGCCGCCGAAGCGCAGGAGCCGGTGGCCGAAGTAGTGCTAGGGGAGCAGGACGATGAGGGGTGCTATCCGCGCGCTTACGTCAAGTGCCTTGCTGGCGATGGTTGCGCTGATTGGGATAACTTCCCGGACGGTTTCAAGCTGTATGCCGCCCCGCAAGCAGCGCAGCAATTGCAGTTGCCGGAAGCCCTGATTCCCTATCCATCAAATGACAAAGAACAGATAGCGTATAACGCTGGGTGGAACGCCTACCGCGCCGCCATGCTGAAGTCAGCGCAGCCAGTGCAGGTGCCGGATGGCTGGAAGCTGGTGCCTGTTGATCCGACAGAGACGATGCTGGCTGCCGCAGGAGATATCGTTATTCTAAACGCCGATGAAGCATTAAGTGCCTATAAGGCCATGCTGTCCGCAGCACCGCAGCACCGCAGCCGGAGACTGATTAATGCCTTCATTCATCACTTATATCTTCGCTGCAGCATGGATAGCCGACGCCATTAAATCACTACTGTGAACTAAGCCCCGAAAGGGGCTTTTTTGTTGCGGGACGTTTTGATAATTATCTGCTCATACGTCATAATTGGGTTGTCAGCCTGAACAACTGACAACCTGAGCATCGCGCCGCAATGGGGACATTATGGCGCACACACAATCTGAACTCCTCACTCTGTCACAGATGCTGAAAAGCACCTGCGATTTTCTGCATTCTGCGTTACCTTTCGGAGGTGGCGTATGAACTTCCCAAAAGACGGCATCCGCCTGCATACCACTAACTTTGACGCAATAGGACAGCAACTGAAGCCGATGCTTGAATCAGGAGAATGCTATCGCCTGATTATCAAGCCATGGCGTGAAACCCGCAGCCTTTCGCAAAATGCCATGGCCCATATGTGGTTTGGTGTCATCAGCGAATACCTCATCAAGCGCGGCAAGTCCTTCGCTACTCCTGATTGGGTTAAGGACGCACTGAAGCACACCTATCTCGGCTATGAAACCACAGAGCGCGTTGACGTTGTCAGTGGCGAGGTAACTTCTGTTCAGTCACTGCGCCACACCTCGAAACTGGAAGCCGGTGAGATGCACATCTTCCTGTGCAAAGTGGAAGCGTGGGCGATGAATATCGGCTGCCACCTGCCGATCCCTGAAAGCAGCGAATATCAGCAGCTGCGCGATAATCAGGAGGCATGATGCATAGCCCTCTCGTTAAAGTCATCGAGCGTGCAATCTTCCGCATTCCAGCGCGCCGACGCAAAGCTGCGCCTTCACCTTCAGAAATCCCAACCCTCAAGGGCTACACCGCCCGTCTCGTCGATCAGAAATGGCTGCGACTCGCGGCACGGAGGAAACATGCTTAAGGGAATCCTGTTCTGCCTCGCTATTTACCTTGCCTACAAGTGGGGTTGGGTTTCAGCACACCACGTGGTCGCCGAAGAGTGCCGTCGAAATGGTGGTTTCTTCGTCGGTAAGACCACATTCAAGTGCTCGGAGGTGAAGAAAGATGGCTAAACCTGCGCGCCGCAAATGCAAAGTATGTGGGGAATGGTTCCACCCAGCGTACTCAAATATCGTCTGGTGCAGCCCTGAGCACGGCGCTATCTACGCTCTCGAACTTCGCGCCAAAGAGAAGGTGAAAGCCGAGGCTAAGCGCATCAAGGCCCAGCATGAGGCTGAGAAGGAAGGCCGTAAGCGTCGCCGTGCCAGAATCGCAGAGTTGCGCCCCACGGGTTACTACAAGGCGCAGGCGCAGCAGGCTTTCAATGCCTTCATCCGGGCTAGGGATGCCGATCTGCCGTGTATCAGCTGTGGAGAGGCCAACCCTCCAGATCTGCATGGCGGCCAATGGGACTGTGGTCACTTCAAAACAGTCGGCGCTAATCCTGAGTTGCGCTTTGAAGAGCGTAACGCCCATAAGCAATGCAAATCATGTAATGCAGGCGCAGGGAAGTACACCGCAAAAGAATCGACGGTAGCTCAGCAATACGAGGCGGGCTTAGTCGCTCGTTATGGGCAGGAGTACGTCGATTGGCTCAATGGCCCCCACGAAATGACCAACTACCGCCGCGAAGACTACATCCGAATTCGCGACGAATACCGGGCAAAGCTCAAATCCATGAAGCAGGAGGAAGCAGCGTGAACGTTCAAAACACTATCGCATTGCTGGAGATGTTCAGGGGCAGAAACGTCTCAGCTGTTCGCACTCCTGCAGGTGTCATTTTCATGGGAGTTGCAAACCTATCCCCAGAAGAGAAGAAGCGCCTCCTCTCAATCCCACAGATGGAACTGGAAGCAGCGTTACGGTGGCAGCAATGACCAGACACCAGATAGAGCAGTACGAGCGCGAAAGCGTCCTCCGTGGCGGCTTCAGATTCGATGGTGGTCGCAACCCCGGAGACGAGACAGCACAGCAGATTATCCGCAATAGTGAGCGCCGCAAGGCAGAGACAAAAAAGGCAGCAGGAGAGATGGTATGAAACTGGAACTTACCTCAGATCAACACCGTTGGATTGATGGCCAGCTCCAGTTATGGGGCGCATGGGTGCAGACCGGCCGCATCGACAAATCCATGATTAATATGATCGCCAAGTTTATGGCAACCGTCGAGCCTCAGCAGTGCAGCCGACCTGTATGCAGCGATGATGACGGCATGCTGATCAGCCAGGTCATCGGCAGTCACCTGAAGGCAATCGACGAGAACGCCTACAAGATGCTTTTGGCCTATTACGTGTACCAGTCGAGCGAAATTCGCATTGCTACCTGGCAGCATGCAATCGCATGTCCGCGCCTGATGAAGACGCGAGGCGGAAACCAGTATAAGAAGCCAAGCATATCAACAGTGCGGCGTGAAGTGAAAGAAGTGATCAACGCTGCACTGTTTTGCCTTTACCAGCCGATGCAAAATGCGTTCATCGTTCGCGATAATGCGAAGAAAATCGCAAAAAAAGTTCATTACTCGCTTGCTTTTCAATGA